CAAAAGAAAAAGGTATCAACAGTTTTCAGAAAAACGCTGAAACGCTGCGTGAGGAAATTCGTAAGAAATGATCGAAGAAATTATTGCCGAACTGACAACCGAATTAACGATAGCCGACCCGCATTTATTTAATGCTGAACTGCTAAAGCTGAAAGTCGATGGTGCTTATAGGAAAATAAGGGCAGCAAAAAAATATCCTAGTTTTTGGAGTGAAGCCGTTATCGAAGCTGATATGCAGAAAGAATACGTCATGGTGCTTGAACAGGCTAGAACCGATTACAATAAAATCGGCGCGGAAGGTCAAAAGTCCTATCACGAGGATGGTGTTACGATACACTACTCTGAACTTGAACCTGTGGATAGGATAATACCGATAGCACAGATAGCGCAGAAAGCGTGACCGTATGAGGACAGCAAGAAGGGTAAAAGAGCGAATGTTCTATTCGAATTTCGAAGAGAATGTTCCCGTTTACGTCAGAGACGAACAAGGCGAGATAGTCTATCAGACAATGCCTGACGGCACATCAGTACCGAAGAAAACAGGCTTGTTTGAGAACCGCTACAGTGAACCCGTGGAGTTTTTTAACACGATCACAGGAGAATTGCGGGAGGACGAATGGAAAGCCTTTGGACACCAAAACGTAGGCGCGGCGGTAATGACCTATAACAATGGGGAGTTCCCGTTCGTGTCCGGTACGCTTATCTGGAAGGATAGCGAGATCGGACGTAAGCCGGACGGAAGCGTAGACGAGTCAACAGCAGACTATCGGATTATGGGTATTGATCGAACAGGTCAGTATTTCACTCGGGTAGTAATGGAAGAGGTACAAAAGACAACAGAATGAGATTTACGCTGAACAATCTGCAATCTATCAAACGGTCTTGTACGGAAGTACGAAAAGAGAAAGAGAAGATCCTCAACAAATCAGAAATGTTTGTTGATCGGCTTATCAACGTAGGCATATCCGTTGCGAAAGTCCATACGGGCGAGTATGCCGGATATATCATTTTCTCCAAAGGGATAGAGAAGCACGAAAACGGCGTAGAAGGAATGATGTTGGCGACAAACGGGAAACGGCTGATAAAGTCGTGGTACACAAACAAGGAAATGACAGAGAAACGGTCTTATGAAGTAAGCCCGATACTGTTAGCCGAGTTTGGTAGCGGTTGGTTCGCTAATAACATTGTATGGGACGTAGATGGAGTAGGACAAGGCACAATGCCGGATTCTTACGGACACGCTAATGATCCCGCCGGTTGGTATTGGTATGACGAAAGCGGAAAGAAGCATCATAGTTATGGTGAGCCGCCTAGTTTCCCGATGCACAACGCTATGATGGCAATGATGGCTGACATAGACCGTATAGCAAGGAGCGTATTTAATGGATAATTGGTTTTCTGACTTGGAAGAAAAAATATTCACACAGTTGGATTATATGCTGACGGGAAAGCCGGATGCGCCTTATCCTAACCTCATTTGCACAACGGCTAATCAGAATAACGTGACAGTATTCCCGACACTGTATCTGCACGAACTTGCCCCTGTTGAGACAGGAAATGACTTGGATAATCAAACGGTCAACGCAGTGATAGAAACGATTGAGATACAGGTATGGACGAACGGGACGGAAGAAGATTGCCGCAAATTGATATCGGCGGCAGTGCTTGAAATGAAACGGATGCGTTTTAACGTGACCGGCTTCCCCGATGTTCAGACAGATAACAAAGTGGCTTTTGGTATTGCCCGTTTCCGAAGAGTATTCGGCAAGGGTGATCCATTATAAGTAAAAAAGGAGGAATAAAAAATGGCACTTGCAGGTGTTTCTACTCTGGGTGTGACTTTCGGCTATGGTGTTGAAACCACCGCCGGAACAAAGCCCGCAACATTTACCGAACTGACCAGAATCAATGGACTCGGCGGTATCACCGTTGAGAACCAGACGATTGATGCGTCTGCTCTGGTAGACCTTGTAACAAAGAATATCGCCGGACGTGGTGATACGGGCGGTAACTTCACCGTAACCGTGAACCTTACGCCGGAGACACAGACCGAATGGGAGACACTGATCGCTTCCTACCAGGCTCTTACCGACAGTAAGCAGATGTGGTTTGAAACCATCGTTCCTGGGTTCAGTGATGCGTTCTTTGTAATCGCACAGCCGCCGCAGGCTATCCCTCAGCCGTCTATGGATCAGAACTCTCTGCTGACCGTGGAGATCACTCTGACCATCGTAGATTACAAGGGTATGGACACAAAGGTAGCATTTACCTAACACACAGGCACTTGGGAAGCCCCTTCGGGGGCTTTCCCTTATTTAATCAATCGGAAGGGAAATAAAATATGAGAAGATTGACGATCAACGGAAAAGAATACACTTTTGAGTTTTCCATCGAAGCATCATTGTACAATGAGTGTACCGAAGCAACGATGAATATGATCCTTGGACTTGGCAAGGCGCAGGGGGAAGTAGAAAGCGTAACCGAGCCGCAACAGGCGGTCGAGGCAATGCGTAACGTGTTCTCTTCGGCGGCAAACATTCCGCAGACGGCAATGACATTGTTCTATGCCGGATTGTTGGAGCATCATAGAGATAGCGTGCGGTCGGTAGACGATGCGAAAGCGATTCTTGCTGATTATCTGCGTGAATCGAAAACCAACTTCTACGATGTAATGACGATGATGTTGGAGTGTATGGGTGAAGATCATTTTTTCGCTCTGACGGGGTTAGAGAATATTCTGAACCCGAAAGAGGAAAAGAAGAAAAGAAGAAAGAGTGGCGAAGAATAATTGAGGAAGATATCATTCCTCATTATATAGCGTTGGGATTGCGGTTAGAAGAGATTATGCACTCTACTCTGCGGAAACTGCGTTATTATGACGATGCGTACAGGATCAAGCGGCGTATGATAGACGAGTATGCGTATTTTCAAGGGATCTATACCTATGAAGCCGTGGCGAAAGCCGTGGGAAATGCGTTCCGTGGAAAAGGACAAAAGCCGGTTGAGTATCGTGATAAGCCGTTGTTGGCAGAAATCGAGGACAAAAACAGACCGTTATCCGAAGAAGAATTGCAGAGACAAAGGGAGTTGTTTGTAGCCTCTCTGAACATGATGAAAACAAACTTTGAACTATCCAAAAAGGCGGCAGGGTAAAACCTGTCGCTTTTTTTCGTATGAGGGCAAAAATATGGATTTGGATTCCTTAAACCTACAAATATCGGCTGACACATCGAAAGCGAATAAGGCGTTAGATAACCTTATTGATAAACTCGATGCGTTAAGCCAACATCTGAATATCAAGGGTATAGACGGCTTTACCCGTGCTATTTCCGATCTGTCTGCGGCGCTGAATGGCGTGAACGGCGAGAATCTGGCGAAAGCATCTGATAGTCTGGCTAAACTGTCGAAAGCAAGCACGAACCTTACGAAACTCGGTGGAGAAGCGAAGGGTGCGAGTGCGGCGGTATCTAGCCTTGCGAAAGAGATCGCTGACGGCTTCAATATCTCTGATAAGACGGTCGTGAACGAACTGACAAAGGCTATCACTAACCTTTATCGTGCGACAGACTCTAATAGTCTTCTGACGGCAAGCAAGAATGTCAACGATCTGTTGCATCAGTATGCCCGTTTTCAGCGTGAAGCAGTAGGCGCAAACAAGGCGGCTATGGACTTCTTGAAAACCACAAGTATTCACCTGGATAGCACTTGGGCGAAAGAGTTGGGTGACGATGCAAAGTCGATCCGTGGCACTATCGGTATGATGAAGACCACCAGACAAGGCGGCTTGGAAGCAATACAGGTCGTGGAAGAACTGAAACGCCTCGGCGCATCTATGCCGGATGTGGTGAATAACGATGATGCTCTGCGTGCGATTGCTGAATTTATCAATCAGCAGAAACAGTTGACGGAAGCGAACCTTACCGCATCACAGGCAATGCGTGAAGGTCTTGTGCCGTACAATGTGTTTGATACCGCATTGGAGCAGATTGCAAGCCGTATCGGTATGACCGCTGAACAGTTTACTAATATGGCAATGGAAGCGGATTCTCCGGCTACGCAAAGGGGCTTTCAGCAGTTGGGCATCCTTTCGGAGAATCTGTTAAAGATCGGGAATCCGTTTGAAGAGATCACTGCCGGTTTGCAGGAACTCGGAAATGTTAAGATATCCGATACTATGTCCTATCTGTATGTCCTTTCGGATAATTTGAGTAAACTCGGAAGTAAGACTACTCAAAATGCGGCTATGTCCCTTAACGGTATCGCACAGGGATTAGACAAACTGTCGATGGCGAATATCCCGAAGTTTGGTACAGAACTGTATGAGTTGGCTTTTAGTCTGCGTGCGCTTGGATCAAAGAATATCGTAAATGCGTCTACGGCATTAGAGGGCGTAGCAAGGGGGCTTAACGCACTCAAAGGCGTTGGATCTGTACCGCAGATTGCCGGATTAACGGAACTCGGTAAGTCTCTGAATGTGTTTGGCTATAAGAGTGCAACACAGGCTATCCAGAATATCCCGCTGTTAGCAGAGGCGTTCAATAAATTGCTTCATACGCTGTCTAAAGCGCCGGTGATTAGTCAGAATGTTATTGATATGGCTAACGCTATGGCGAATCTGTCTGCGAATACAAAGGGCGTAGCACCGGCGGCGCAGAAAGCATCCCGTGGCTTGGATATATTCAACCATACGGCGAAAAAGACCACAAGAACGTCCTTTAGTCTGGCGGCGGCGCTCGGTAAGATCTATGCGACTTATTGGGCTGTGTTCCGTTTGCTTAGGATGTTCGGTAACAGCATCAAACTTGCTTCGGATCTGACGGAAGTACAGAACGTGGTGGATCAGACTTTCGGGCAAATGACCGGCAAGATGGAAGAGTTTTCAAAGTCTGCTGTTGAAAATCTCGGTATGTCTGAACTGACCGCAAAGAAGATCGGCTCACAGTTTCAAGCTATGGGTAAGAACATGGCTATCTCTAATGAGCAGATTAAAGCGACAAACGACTTTGTACAGGCAACAACGCACGGGTATGCCGATGTGTCTGAATCTATGGCAGATGTGTCTATCAATCTGACACGTCTGGCGGGCGATATGGCATCGTTCTATAACTTACCCTATGAAGATGTAGCACAGGACTTGCAAAGCATCTTCACGGGGCAGACAAGACCGTTGCGACAGTATGGCTTGGATCTGACGGAAGCCACGCTGAAAGAATGGGCGCTCCGCAATGGTATGGATGCGGATATCAAGTCTATGACACAGGCGCAGAAGACCTTACTGCGGTATCAATATGTCATGGCGAATACCACGGCGGCGCACGGCGACTTCATTCGGACGCAGGACACATGGGCTAATACGATCAAACGGGCGCAGGAAAATTTGAAGCGCTTGCAGATTATCCTTGGACAGATTGGTGTGAATACGTTCAAGCCGCTTGTTGCATCGTTTAACGGCGCAATGAATGATATCCTGCATCTTGCGGAAAGCACGCTCAATTCCTTGGGTAAGATTTTCGGATGGCAAGTAGAAATCTCGGACGTTGGTATCTTGGACGATTATGCTGACGGCTTGGAAGATGTAGAAGACGGCTATGACGGTGCGGGCAAGAGTGCGAAGAAATTCAAGAATATGCTCCTTGGCATCGATGAACTGAACCTTCTGCCGGATAATTCCGACAAGGATAAGGGAAGCGGCGCAGGGTCGGCAATGGAAGCGACAGCGGCGGGCATCGAAGATAGCCTTGTTAATATGAAAAAGACCGAGCAGGGTTATGAAAGTATCTATGATACGCTTTTCAAACTCGGCGCACGGATCGGTGAAGTACAGAAAGATTGGCTCAAAGGCTTGGATTGGGACGCAATCTATGGCAAGGCAGAATCGTTCGGGAAGAACTTTGCATCGTTCCTTAACGGCTATTTCTCGGACGCAGAGACGTTCTATCAGAAGGGGCGGTTCATTGCCAACGCGCTGAATACGGTGGCGCACGCTATCTATGGATTCTTCCATGAATTTGACGGCTATCAATTTGGTAAGGATATCGGTTTTGAACTGAATGGCTTCACACAGAATCTCGATTGGGGAACTATCCAGGGTGCGACTTATGAAATGGCGCACGATCTGACGGAATCGATTAACGGCATAATCGAGAATGTCGATTGGCAAGATGTAGGTCGGACGATAGCCGAAATGCTGAATACTGTTCAGTTGTTTATCTCGACTTTCTGGAACGAAATCAAGTGGGATCAGTTGGGTGTATCGGCGGGTGAACTTATCAACTCGTTCTTCCTCAATTGGGATGAAGAAGAAGCGGCAAGGCTGATTAAAGGGAAACTGCAAGCCGTATTTGACTTCTTGAATAATCTGCTTTCCACCGCTGATTTTGAAATGATCGGTGAGAAGATCGGGCATTTCCTGTCTGAACTGAATCTCGCTGATTATGCTGACGATATCGCAAAATTGATTTGGAATCTGATTAAGGCATCGTTCGATCTGTTAGTCAATATGAGCGAGGAAGCGCCGATTGAAACAGCATTGATCCTTGCTTTTGGATGGATGAAATTCAAAGGCTTCGGTTCTGTGTTCGGAAACAATATGGCATCGTCCATATCTAAAAACTTTGCTCCGGCGCTGTCTACTATACTGAAAACAGACCTTGGCACACTTGCCGCCGGTTCTGGTATTCTCGGGAAAGCGGCTCTCATCGGTGTTGGTATTGGTGGCGCTATTGTGGCAGGGTTTGTGGGCTACAATGTCGGTCGTGAGATCGGTAAGTACCTGTTCCCCGAGGACGAAATGTGGTATGACGAGGCTAAAGACTTTGGTAAGACGGTGGCAACGATCATCGAAGCCGGTATGGAAGGTGAGTTGAAGCCCGCTATCGCTTTGATGCTATCTGATATGGGTATTAGAGTGGGTGAAACAAGGATCGGTGACGGTCAACATAGCGGCGGCGGCGCTAGAGACGATGGCTCTGGTTCTTACACACACCGTTTGAGCGTGAAAGATGCACAGGGAAAATCACAGGAAGCAATGGAAGCGGCGGCAGAATTGCGGCGGGCGGCGCAGGAAGCGGAAGAAAAGACAAATCTGCTTATGCAGAGTCCGATCAGCCGGTACAATTCCGTAGTGAACAACACTGTGTCGAGTAGCCAAAAGATGCAACAGGCTATCAATAGCGGTCGTGAAACGATGGAGCGTATGGATCAAGAGGCAAAAGAAGCGGCACAATCGACTAATGTGCTTTATAAGATCCTCAATACCGGCGCATCATCACTGCCTAGCGGCGGCGGCAACGTAAAGTTGGTAGCCGAGAGTATGAAGCATCTGAATACGCAGAGTTTGGTGGCGAAAGCCGGTATAGAGCAGTTGAACGCTTCGATTGACAACGTAAGCAAGCAGAAAGACAAGACCAAAAACAGCGTAGCCGAGATTGAAGGAAATATGAAGAATATCTCTGGTATGATCGGCAATACAATGTCCGTTGCTTTCCAGACGATAGACACGGCGAAACAGAATCTTGTGAACAGTATGAACAATATGTTCTCTGCGGATATGTGGAGCAATGTTCTGTCGGCTGTCCCGAAAGCCTTTAGGCAGATGTGGACGGATAGCATTAACGTGATGAAGCAGATGTGGTCGGAAATGGCACGATGGATCAACACTAATGCTAAACTCGATATCCCGAAAGTGAAAGTCGGGAATGGAGAAGTCGGCGGCGGGCAGATACAGGTGAGAGTACCGAAGTTTGAAACCGGCGGTGCGATCCCGAACGATGGTAGTCTGTTTGTGGCGAACGAACGTGGTGCGGAAGTCGTTGCTAATATGGGAAGAAGTACCGGCGTTATGAACACTGACCAGATGGAAGCGGCGGTCGCTAATGGTATGATGCGTGCGTTTGCAAGCGGAAGCCAGAATATCCAGGTGGTATTGAATGGTGATGCGGCAGACTTCTTCACGGCAATGGTGAAGCAGAATAACAACTCAATTATGAGAACGGGTGCAAGCCCGTTAAGAGTATAAGAGCCGAGAAATCGGCTCTTTCCTTTTAAGGAGGGCAAAATGGCTATCGCAAAATTAGATACCGCAGGGCATTGGATGGTTGGAATCAATCATATCTATATTCCTGCGCCGAACGTCAAGATCGAACACACAAACGTAGCATCTGCGGATTCTGGGCGTACCGAGGACGGTATCATGCATATCAATTGGGTACGGACGGATGTGCGGAAAGTGAACCTTGTGTATAACGCAATATCTGGTGACGAGAAGGACTATATGATGTCTCTTATGCAGGGCAAGGAATTTACGTTCACCTATTGGGATAACGGCGCAAAGACTTTTCAAGGGTATTGTGGTGAATCGTCTTATGAAGCGTATTCCTCGGTGCATTATGCAGACGAGGGCGGCGTGTATCAGAACTTTTCCATTAACGTAATCGAGTTATAGGAGGATATATGTACCCTGTATCGAATGATTATAAGCAAGCAATAGCGGCACGGACGGTAACAAGCAATTGGTATGGCACGATCACTCTGTCCGATAGCACAGTGATAAATTTTGGCAGAACTAACCTCGATCAGAGTAAGTCCACACTGACGAAACAGTATGCGGCGGGCGACACATTGGAGTTGGGTAACGCATACTCTAATCAGTTGACATTGGGATTGCGTGGCGACTTTACAAAGTATGTGTTCTATGATGCGGAGATCACGTTGTACTTCCGGCTTATGCTGACGGGATCATTGTATGAGGATGTTCCATGTGGAACGTATAAAGTGGCTGATGCAGAGTTTTCATACAACTCGATTAAACTGACGGCTTACGATGATATGCAATCATTCTCCGGCAAACTGACGGCGCCGCTGACGGACGGCGAACCGTATGACGGTCTGTCGGAAATCTGTACCGCTTGTGGCGTTGTATTAGGCTCTACACGCTCCGAAATCGAGGCTATGGTAAATGGTACGGTAACGCTCCCTCTGTCCGTTATAGAGACAACAGAGACGTATAGGAGCGCTATTGGATATATAGCGGCTATTCTGTGCGGAAATGCCGTTATCGGGCGTGACAGGAAACTGTATATCAAGAACTACTCGACTACAACAGTGCGTTCGCTGACGGCATCGGATCGTTACAACGCATCCTATATTGACTATATCGGGCAGTACACTACTCTTGCGCTGACGAACGGTGACGGTGACGAGGAAACCTATACGGCATCCGGCACATTCACTAACAAAGAACTGACTATGAGCATCGGCACGAATCCGCTATTGAACGCATCTGCCGACAAAGACACAATGGCGCAGGATATTATCGATGAACTGTCAACGATTGCCTATGCACCGTGTACTATCTCTATGGTGCAAGATCCGTCCCTTGATATCGGGGATTCTGTCACGGTAAGCGGCGGCAATATCGAAACGCCGGTTACAGTGATCCTCACCCGTATGGATATCAAACTGTATGGTCAATCGTCTATTGTGTCGGCGGGCGGCAATTATACCCTTGCAGAGCGCCGTACAAGGGTTGAAACGGCGGCAATGGAAGTACCGCAGCTAAAGCAACAGGCGGCGCAGATGGAAGAGCAGATCAAGCAGATAACCTATGATTATCTCGATCCGCAGACCACTAGCCTGTCTCCGATTGGTGACGGCGAAGATGCTATCGTGATGGCTTTCGCTTTCAAATTGGAAGAGGCGACAAGGGTTAAGTTTGGCTCAACGATCAATTTTGAGACGGCTAAAAGCGGTAACGACTTGGTGCATCTGCATGTCATTTATAATGTCGATAACACGCCGCTTAACCCCAACAATCCGCTTATGGAGTATTATGAGGACGGCTATCATATCCTAACGCTCGATTTTCTGACGGACGAATTGGCGGCGGGAAGTCATACATTTGGGGTGGCGTTTGGCGTTACGGGAGGAACACTGTCATGATCCTATCTAGTGGGTATCTGTTTGCGGAGGGGATAATAGGTGTTGAACCGCCATTAGATGAAATTGTCCTGTTTGAAGACGGGGCATTTAATCAAAGATATGTGCCTGTTGGTTTCAATTATTCTAATAATAGGCTTGTTGTCGCAACGCAAAAAGAAACATCATATAGTGATTATTTTGAAAAAGCCGCCTATGATGACTTCCAGGATGGCGTATATGCGAATTATTTGAACAATGGTACTACATTCAAAATTCAACAATATGGAATAGACGGCGAGGACATGGTTGTAGATTCTGAAAGTGGGTATTTGGTGTGGGATTATGGTGTGAAAAGGCAAGCGGAAGACAGATATAACAGATTCCCACAGGATGAATATGTAATTCCTGTTTGTAATTTAGGGGATGTTCTCGATTATGTGTGCATGCGCTGTAGATTGGTTACATCTGGATCGCATTTCACTTCCAATGTTGCATTTAAGACAAGATCAAAGCACAGCCCTACTTCTGTGTATGTAGATAATACTGTTGGTGTAGATATTCGTGCCAAACTCTATCAAAAAGGGTGGGTTGATGTAATTATTGATAATAGCAATAGCAAAATTCCTATTGATTATATCGATTTTAGATTCTACGCAGAATTGGCTTTCCCTTCTTATGGTATGCAAGGTGATGATCCTTACAAAATAGAGATTTCAAAAATATGGGTAACAAAAATAAATCCAAACTAAAGGAGGCATTATGCAGATAGAAAAGGCATACTTATTTGCTAGGCAGATATCTGGCGGGGCAACGCCGCCGACAGGGAATGTCTATTTTGAGAACGGGCTGTTCAATCCGGCATTGGCTTATGAGAACACAAGTTTTTCGTATGAATCAATCACAAGGGGAGATTTTAACGATTACAACAACGGCGGCAGAATGGTAGTTTATAACATAATCAAGAACGATATTGGCAATGGCAAGATATTTCAATTTCTTGGAACTAATGCAGGGCAGTTTCAGATAGTTGGGAAGAATATTGTAAGCGATATCGCTAACCCGAACCTCGATGATATGACCCGATTCAGTACGGATTTTGGATTGCTGTATCTGCCTGTTAGACTTCCGGCGAACACATATTCAAAACTGTGCGCTAGGATCAAACTGCACGATAAAATAGACTCTTCATTCAATGTCCATCTGTATATGGCGGCATACAGTGAAGGATATGGGATGTATGGTACTGTCTGGAAGTATGATTTTAGCGAGACGATGGATGTGTCGTTTGATATCGAGACTAACAGCAATGATTGGCGGGATGATTCTCCATATATCGGAATAGCCGTAGGCGCTTGCAAGACCACGGAAATAGAAAAGATATGGTTTGAATAGGAAGAAATACAAAATTTGCCCACGAATTGCCCACGAAACAATAGCGAAAGCCTATAACAACGGGCTTTATAGGCGATAACAGTGAATTTTCAAGTCCTGTTAGCCGCAGAATAAGGGGAACCACGATAAATCCGTGATTCCCTTTATTTTATCGGCATTTCAAACGTTCTTTACCCTATGAAAAGTTATGGATTGTTACCATAGGAATTGCCCACATACCTCAAATTTGCCCACGGGATTGCCCACGGGATTTGCCACGGATAAGCCAGAACACTTGTGCTGACATTTCGTGCTTGGTCTTTTCGAGGTTCATTGCGTGCTGATATACGGTCTTTAGGATATTGTCTGTTTTCCATCCACCCATTGCCTGTATCTGCTTGTCTGAATAGCCTAGATCGTGCATATAAGAAGCAAAGAAGTGCCGCAAGTGGTGAAGCCGGAAGTGCGGTATTCCTGCTCTGTCCTGCGCCCTGCGGAGATTGTCGTATAGGTTCGCCGGATGCCCCTTGTAAATGTAGCCGCGCTCACGGATTCTGTCGGCTATTTCCTGCGGGATCTCAATTGTTCTAGTGGATTCTGCCGTTTTGGTCTGTTTAATCACCCATTTCTTGTTCTCGTCAAGCACTAATGCCTTGTCTATGGTAAGAGTACATCCGTCAAGATCATCGGTTGTAAGGGCGCATAACTCTGAACGCCGTAAGCCGAGGCACAACAAAAAGAACGGGATCTCATACTCTGTACCCTCAAACTGTGCTTGTATGGCTTGTATGTCTTCCGTGGTCGGGATGTAGGCTTCATCTTTCTTCCGTTGCGGCAGTTTGGGCGATTTGATGGGAATATCCCAAAATTTCAGCACGGACATGATGAAATCTGAATAGTTTTTGACGGTTTTCGGTGCTAGGTCTGCTGATAGATCATTCACATACTTCTGGATATCGATAGATGTTATGGCGTTTAGGTGCTTTTCGGATAATTCTTTTGGTATCTTGCGGCGCATATTGCCGTATTCTCTTTTGGTTGTAGGGGATATGACGTTTGCTTTGGCGTCTATGTAAGCCGATACTGCATCGTCAAGTGACAGATTAGCCTTTACCGGCTTTCGGTCAACGGCTTCCGCTAACAGTTTGATCGCTTCCGTTTTTGACGGCTTGTGGTCAATCGTGATTCGGTAGCGCTTGCCGTTCTCCATCTGTGATAGCCGGTATGATCCCGAGGGCAGTTTTTCTATAGTCATAATCACTCCATTTCTAGCAATGCCTTTATTGCATCCTGTGTCTTTTTGTCTGCGGCGCTGAACTTCTCATATAAATCAAGAGCCGTTTTCACATTCTTATGCGGTTTCTCCATATCAATAATGACTTCCGTATCATCTATGGAAGCAAGATAGTCAGTGTTCTCTTCCCATCCCATCAGATATGCCGGTGTAACGCCGAGCGCAGACGCGATTTTAGCTATCTTGTCACGGCGCATATTGGAGATCATACCCGTTTCCCATTTCCGAACCGTGCTTTTCGCAACACCTACTTTGTTGCCTAATTCTTCTAATGTCATGTCGTTTTGCAGACGCAATGTTTTGATTTTTTCAGCCATATTCATATCTTTCTACCGCCTTTTAAGTGTTCCTAACATCTTACAACTAAAGTGTCTTTTACGCAACCACAAGATATTGTGGTATATTAAAAAGTTTCGCAAAAGACACAAAAATGTGTTGACATAAAAAGTTGCGTATGGTATATTAAGTTTCGTAAAGGACACAAAACCACGAAAGGAGGGTGTGATGGATAGATACAGATTGCAGTACGAAATGAAGAAGCGTGGCGTGACGGTTGAAGTGCTGTGTAATGCTATCAATATGAGCAAAGCGGCTTTCTATCGGAAGTGCAGGGGCGTTTCTGAATTTACGCAGGGAGAGATACAGGCGATTGTTGACTATCTCGATCTGGAGACACCGATGGGTATTTTTTTTACAGAAAAAGTTTCCTAAAGGAAACGGAAAGGGGGTAAATGATGGATCACGCAACGATGGAAGCGTTCATCGATTGGCTGAAAGAGAAATACGGATGGTCTTACGGGTACTTCTGCCGGATATGTGGCGAGTGCCGACAGGAAGAAATCTGGATTGAGTTTTATCGGGAACAAGCAAATAAAAAAGCGCCGTAAGAGTTTGGCGACTACACGGCGCTACACAACACACATAGGACGAACCCTATGTGTCTATTATAGGAGAAATCATTCAAAATGTCAAATTCATATTATGAGGGTGTCGTTACCTTTTGGCACAAAACAAAATGGTACGGCTTCATCCGTTACGAGGATAACGGGGAGACAAAAGAGATATTCACACACAGCAGTTATTTAGACGGACTCGGGCGGCTGAAAGAGGGAATGAAAGTGAAATTCCGTATCGGCATAACCGAACGAGGATTTGTCGCAGAGGATGTAAAGCGAGGGTAGGAAATGCCTAGATTAAGAGAAACGACAGAGGAGAAGGAAATGCGCCGGTTCAATCGTTTCGTAAATGGCTATCTCAAAGAGAAGCGTTTGCGGCAGGAAGACTTGGCTGATTATCTGGAACTGCCTAGACCGTCAGTTGGGAATCGGCTCTGCGGTAAGACGAAATGGACGCTTGCGGATATGGCAAAGGCGTGTGAGTTTATCGGCGTTCCGTACACTATCGGAGGTGAAAGATGATCGCAGAGGCAATAACCCTTATGTGGGTATCAGCATTTTCCATCTTTGATTGGAATCCGCAGGAAGTCAAGATCAGTTGTTACCTTCCGACAGGAAATAACACTTATACCGGCGTGAAACCGTATGTTGGTGGGTGCGCCGTCAACAAAGAACACTTGGGCGACACGGTGATGCTTTTCGATGCAGATATGAGGTTTATCGGCTATCTCGAAGTGAACGATATCGGCGGCAATAGCCTTTTGCGGCAGGGAAAAGCGGTAGATGTATTCCAGGAAACAATGGACGATGCAAAAGAGTTTATCCGAGAAAACGGGGATCACGGCTTTGTGGTTTATTTGGAGGCAGACGGGTGACAAGATTTGAATCGTATCTGATCCGGCTAAAGATGGAACTACGCAAGATGGGATATGACGATGCGCTGACAGTAGCGAACACAATACACGAATCGTATCTGAAACTGCGGAGAGAGCCGGACTTAACACGGGAAGAACTGTTGGAATTGCAGAGAGAATTTAAGGAGAGCAGAAATGAGAGATTGGAAAGTCGCAATCGAGATTGATTTAAGGAAAGTAATGATCTTTGGAGTTATGGCTGCAAGCACGGCATTGGCTTGTGCAACGGGAATGGGTGATGCACTGTTGGTTATTGTACCGGCAGGCTTGGCATGTTTATTCAGTAAGGAGGATTAAAAAATGAGAGTAACAAAAATCAAAATCAAGAATCTGTTTGGCATTTCGGAGTATGAAGCGGATGGAAAAAGCGTTGAGCTGGTAGGAAAGAACGGAGCCGGAAAAACATCTGTATTAGATGCTATCCGTTATGCACTTACTAATCAGTCGGATCGCGAGTACATCATCAAGAATGGCGAAAAGGAAGGGGAAATCTTCATTGAAACGGATACCGGATTGACGATTGACCGCAAGGCAAGAACGGACCGGGCAGATTATAAGTCCGTAAAGCAGGGAAAGGATGCAGTCGGAAGCCCTGAAGCATTTTTGAGGACTATCTTTACTCCGTTGCAATTAGAGCCTATGGAATTTATCGCAATGGATAAGAAACAGCAGAATGCCATCATCCTTAATATGATCGAGTTCCCTTGGGATATGAATACTATCAAGGAATGGTTTGGGGAGATTCCGCAGGACGTTAACTACGATCAGAATATCTTATCCGTTCTGAATGATATCCAGGCTGAAAACGGCTATTACTTCCAGCATAGACAGGATATCAATCGAGAAATAAAGGCAAAGAAAGCGGTTATCGCTGATATCGAAGAATCACTGCCGGTTGGATATGACGGAACCATCTGGGAAGACAAAAACATCGGTGACCTTTATACGAAGATTGAAAAGATCAGGAAAGAAAATGAGACGATCGAAAAGGCGAAACGTCTGATTGATGGCCACGATCAGAAGGTTCGTGGTTTGCAGGCGGATAAGGAAATCAAACTGGCAGCGCTGGATCGTGAGATGACCGCAGAGGAGACCATGATTGAGAAGGAATTGGCGAAACTGAAAGAGCAGATCAACTCTTTACAGGATAAGAAGAAGTCTATCGCCGGAACGAAGAAGGACCGTGAAAAGGTTATCGAGAGCGAATATACCGCTGCGGTAGCGAAGTATGAAGCGGAAACGGCAGAATATGCAGAGTACGCAGGAATGTCCATTAAACCGGTAGACACACTTCTTACGGAAGCAGAAGAAGTGGAAAAGATGAAGAGCCATATCGGTGAGTGGAAGAGAATGCTTTCTATTACGGAAGAAGTGGAAGAACTGAAAGAAGAGAGCGGCTTGCTTACAGCGAAGATTGAAAAGGCAAGAACACTTCCGGGAGAGATCCTTGAAACGGCAAAGATACCTATTGATGGACTGTCCGTAAAGGATGGCATTGCACTTATTAACGGACTTCCTATCAGCAATCTTTCCGAAGGCGAAAAGATCAACCTTGCTCTGGAAGTATCGATTGCAAACCCTGGCGGACTTTCAATCGTGCTGCTGGATGGTATGGAGAGCCTTGCACCGAATATGCGGAAAGAAGTCTATAAGAAATGTAAGGATAAGGGAATTCAGTTTATTGCAACAAGAACCGCAGAGAACGAAGACTTGACAGTTATCGAATTGTAAAGGAGAGAGAAGATGGCAAATGAAGTAGTAAAAGCAGAAAAGAAAAGTATAGTAAGTTTCCTTACGTCAGAAGCAGCAAAAAAATCTATTGATGATGTGGTTGGGAAGAAAGATTCACAAAGGTTTGTTTCTGCATTGGTGTCAGCGGTTCAGACAAATCCTACATTAGGAGAGTGTACGAATAACTCTCTTTTAAATGCAGCTTTGATTGGGCATAGCTTGAACCTTCCGCAGTCACCACAGCTTTCATATTTTTACCTTGTTCCGTTCAATAACAACAAGAAAGGGTGTAAGGAAGCAACATTTCAGCTTGGATACCGTGGATATATTCAGTTGGCAATGAGATCCGGTCAGTATCAGAAGATAAACGCATGTGATATCAGGGAAGGCGAGTTGAAGTCGTACAATCCCATTACTGATGAATATGTGTTTGAACCTGAGTTGGATTACGTTAAGCGTGGATCGCTAAAGGTCGTAGGTTATTACGGGTATTTTATTCTTTCCAATGGTTTTAAGAAGGAAATCTATTGGGATAAAGATCGGATGGAAGCACATGCGAAGAAATATTCAGCTTCTTATCGTAAAGGGTGGGATTCGTTCTGGAAGTCGGATTTTGACGAGATGGCACGTAAAACAATTATCCGACAGCTTATCAGTAAGTGGGGCATTATGTCTGTTGATATGGAAAAGGCATACGAGAGCGATATGTCTGTAATTCGTGATGATGGTAGCACGGAATACATAGACAATGTTCCTGATGAAGCTACAGAATTTGTAGATGTCTTGGATGGCGGGAACGTAACTGAAATCGTGGAGGACGTGAAGGATGAATCTGACGGAGAGTAACTACTATAGTCTGGAGAGTAATAGGAAATACTGCTCTGCATCACAATATTTATCTTTTATCGGAAGACCGGCCATTCCTGGATGTGAAGCAAGAACGATGGCTGAACTTAATGGAGAGTATCAGGAAGAAACTTCAAAGGCAATGTTGATTGGTTCCATTCTTGACGCTCTTTGGGAAGGTGCTACTACCGAAGAATTGGTGGATCGCTTTCCGGACTGCGTTAGCACACGGGGAGCTACCAAGGGGCAGATTAAATCGGAGTATATGCAGTCTATCCAATTGTACCAGAGGTCCATTAAAGATGATCTTTTCAGAAGGTATATGGCAGGAAAGAAGCAGGTGATTATGACCGGTGAAATAGAAGGCCTTCCGTTCAAGATCAAGATGGATAGTTTTCATCCTGGTGTTGCAATTGTGGACCTTAAAACAACACAGGACAGTCATCCTTCACATAGATATTTTAACAAAATGACCGGCGAGAGACTTCCTTTCTATCTTTGGTGGGGGTATCAGACGCAGCTTGCAATATATCGTGAGATAGTCCGGCAGAATAGCGGTGATGAATTGCCTTGTTTCATAGCTGCAATAGATAAGAAACCGCATCCGAGACCGGAAATCATACAGTTGGATGATGTATTGCTGGATGAAGCTCTTGAAACAGTAAAACAGAACTGCAAGAAGATCATAATGCTAAAGTCCGGTGAGATTGATCCTATACGTTGTGAGAGTGACGATTGCGACTACTGCCGCGATACGTACACATGCAAAGGTGTTACTTCTAGCGAATTTGAAACTTTGGATGATAAAGGCGGAAATGATGCAGCATAAAGGAGAATTGTATGAGTGATTTATTTGATGAATTATTTGGCGAGAAACAGGGTGACAGAAAGATTTGCAGTGCTCTTGCTGCAATTGAAATGCTGAAAGTCTTTGAGGAAAAAGGCATAGATGTTGTGGATATTTCAATCAATTTAGGATTGGGAAAAGTATCCACTCAGGTAAAAGCGCGAAAAGACATTATTGAGGATCTTGGATTAGAACAAGATGTAATAAAACTTTCTGAAGAGATGCGTCCTATTCTTGTTAAGTATGCGCATATTATATCAGAAAAACATAAGCATCTTTTTGATGATGATCTGGAAAAGATGGCTGAACTTACTTCCAGATGGATTACAAGGGAAAACAAGCATAATGCATAAACGAACGAAGGCCACTTCAATACCGAAAAAAGTAAAAGATGCAGTATGGAAGAGAGATGGTGGGAAATGTGTTATCTGCTCATATTATCCATCAAATCCTTGTTGCCACATATTGAGTAGAGCGCACGGTGGTAAGGGAGTTGAAACTAATATTGTCACTCTCTGTAATGAACACCATAGACTATTCGATTCTGGCACAAGAGAACAGCGAGATCATTATGAAAGCATCATAACGGCTTATATGAAGATTCAGTACGGACCAAAGTGGTGTAAGGAAGATCAGGAATACAAAAAGTGGTAATACCAGCGCCGCCACAAACAAAATAAAAGGAAAGGAAAACATACTTATTCACCGGTGGCGCTGATATTCAAAGAGGGGGTGATGCTGTGAGAGACGGGAGACCACCTCCCCGGTAAGTCTGGCTATACCGAATTGGATATTCACGGTTGCCGCCGTTTGCCATGAGGCGGCGGCTTTAAATAAAAAGATGCTCATTGATAAGTGGCGTTGTTACCAGTAGGCGTATTGATTTTTAGCACGAATCATACGAGCGCCACTTATCTGTAAGTATCACAGGAAGGAGATAAATTGAGACATAAAGTAGTTATTAAAGGCTTTCATTATGGAAAAAGGACGGCTCCGGGTTGGAATGATCGTTTAGCAGCAAGTGCAAGGCATCCGCAAGCTGGTGGAAAGATGGAAAAGGAATTTGTAAATCTGTTGGCCTATGAAATCCGTTATCAGCTTCGGAGATTAAAGATAAAGAATCCTGTAAGGATAACATACACATTTCACGAACCGGATCTAAGAAGAGATGTAGGGAATATCGCTTATGTAAGCAAGCCGTTTGAAGATGCGTTGCAGATTACCGGCGTATTAGAAAACGATAATCAGAAATGGATTAAAGAGCAGCACTTCATTGCCGGGGAAGTAGATAAGAAAAATCCGAGGATCGAAATTGTGATTGAAGAGATAGATGAAGTCCTGGAAGGATTACCATTTTATGAGAAGGGATGTGATGAAGATGGCTAAATATAGGAACGTTCAATTTGATTTCTGGACTGACTCAAAAATAATGGATTGTTTTACTCCAGAAGATCGATACTTCTACCTGTACCTTATGACGAATCCGCATACAAGTTTATGTGGATGTTATGAGATAACAGCAGGTCAGATGGCATTAGAGACTGGCTATCAGAAAGAAGTGATTAACAAGCTGATTATCAGGTTTACGGAAACACATGATGTTATCAGATATGACAGCAAAACAAGAGAGCTTTTGTTGCTGAATTGGTACAAGTATAACTGGCATGGATCAGAGAAAACAATGATCGGAGTGCAGAAAGGTATCGAGCAGATAAAGAACGAAGTATTCCGATTATATCTTACAAATGTGTATGCCGGTAATACGAATGTGAGTATAGGGTATACAAGGGATATAGTCGAAAAGAGTATAGGCTTAGTATACCCCTTGTATGTAACGTTTACGTTTCTATGTAATGAGGAATATATAGATACTTTTACTACTGATAGTAAAGATAATCATGAAAATCTAAATAAGATAAAAGAAATAGTAGATTATTTCAATACAGTAACAGGTAAGAAGTATAAGTCATCATCTAAGTCTACACAGAGTCATATCAATGCCAGATTAAATGAAGGATTTACGATAGACGACTTCAAAAGGGTGATTGATGTAAAGAATGCTGAATGGAAAGACAATCCTAAGATGGCTGAGTATCTTAGGCCGGAAACGTTATTCGGAACAAAATTCGAAGGGTATCTGAACCAGCAGCCGGTAGCAGTCAAGAGCGCCACAGAAAGATTGAGGGATTTGTAATGACGAGAGAAGAAACAAAACGGATTCTGGATATCATCATCCGGGCATATCCGAGAATGAGGATTGTTGAGACAAAGGAAGATGTAGACCTATGGTTTGAGTGTCTGGAAGATTTGAAGTATGAGACAGCGAGGAAAGCAACGATCAATCTTGTTAAGACTGCAAAGGACTTTCCACCGGACATAGCAACGATCCGTTCAGAGTATGACGAACTTATCTCCGTAGAGAAGCGTGAGCAGGGCGCTATCAAAACTAACTACGACTATGCAAGAGGTTCCTACCCGCAGAGCATCGAAGCCGGTTACGCCTGGGAAGAGTGGAAGGCCAGAGCGAAAGATGGAGAAATGGCAAGCCTGTTTTACAAAGTCATAATGCAGTATGTCAGTGAGTGCGACAAAAAGAATGAAGATGTGATGGACTTCAAAAAATGTGTCGAGACAATCTGCCGGGATAATGACGGAAAGATATTCTTTAAATGATGGCTGATTTGGTGTCTAGCAAGCCCGTAGACGAACGAAAATGATGTGAGCGATAACTTGTTAGGGTAAGGGCACAAAAATCAATTCTAGGGCAAAATACGAAAGGATAATCAAAGGAGAAAATTTAATGAACGATCAGGCGAGTATTTTTGATTATATTCGCCTCCCCGTATCAGTCGAAAACCCCATTAGATTGATAGAAATGTTCGGGGGGGTGGGTTCACAGGCAATGGCATTAAGGAATTTAGGAGCAGATTTTGAGCATTATAGACTTATTGAGTTTGATAAGTACCCGGTAGCAAGTTATAACGCTATTCACGGTACAAATTTTATACCTACAGACATAAGGGATGTTCATGCAGAGGACTTAGGGATCGTTGAAAAAGACAAATACACATATATTCTTACATACTCGTTTCCGTGCCAGGATTTGAGTGTTGCTGGAAAGCAAAGAGGTATGGCCAAAGGAAGTGGTACAAGGTCCGGTCTGTTGTGGGAAGTGGAAAGAATACTGAACGAGTGTACGGAGCTTCCGCAGATATTGTTGATGGAGAATGTAAATGCGGTACATAACGATCAGAATATAGAACACTTTAAGCAGTGGATAAATGCACTTGAAAAACTCGGATATACAAACTATTGGCAGGATATGAACGCAGCCGATTATGGAGTAGCACAACATAGGGAAAGAACATTTATGGTTTCACTACTTGAAGAACGGAACTTTAAGTTTCCTGTTCCGATAGATATTCGGTACTCGATGGCAGATTATCTGGAAGATACAGTTGATGAAAAATATTATGTGAAAACTGAAAAGGCAATGAAACTTATCAAGGACTTGCAGGAAAGAGGACAGTTAGATGATGTGAGCAATACAGTTCGAGGGGGGAGAGGAAGTACGGACAGACATCAGTTGGATTTAACACTGTCGAAATGAACTACAGAGAAGTTGGAAACGAAATAGATAAGGCTAAAACTATTATGGCGAGAGATTATAAAGGATTTGGAACATCGAATGAAAAACAGAATGGTGTAATTGAATGGTCAGAAAAATCGGACAAATAAGCGTAGAGGGTAGTCAGGCCGGTACTGTGTATAGCACGGGGGGCGGCACCAACAATCTGCGCAGGAACACATGGCTACGCAATCGGATATATCATCACAATGTATCGTCCTATGCGATCTTGGGGTGGGCGGTCAGAGAGGGAGAGTGTTCAGCATGAACGGAGTGATAGGAAGTTTATCGGCAACGGATTATAAAGATCCACCAAAGGTGATGGTATATGAAAGAAAGTGAAATACAAAAAGGGATAATCGTAGCCGGTTCTCTTAATCCAGAGAAAGAATATATTGGTGGTGTGTATACGCAAACTTCAAAAGAATTTTTTAGAGGGATGTTACCAAAAATGAGTAGAACACTAAAGGCAAATAGTAATGATGCAGGTGTTGTTGAAAGATATTGCGTTGCATTACGAGGAAGAAACCCGGAAAATCCGTCTGATCGTAGCAATGGGTGCGAAACAGAACAACGATTGGAAGTGAATATGGATAACGTAGCAAATTGTGTGACTACAGTAAGCAAGGATTGTATGGTGCTTGAAAAATATGAAAAGAATATGGGGTTACATTGAAAACGGAACTGGAATGCATCAGAGTAATATGGTTTGGGATATATCTCATGAAAGCCCAACAATTACAACCATAGAAGGTGGTGGAACACAACAGATAAAAATTTTGGTAAGGGTGGAGCGTGAAAAGCATATAGGTATATGCAAGATAGAAAGGAGAAAAAATGGAACAGATACAGATTGAAGGATTAGAAAAGATTGATGGTACTTGTGCGTATAGGTTTAAGAATGAACCGGATAGATGTGTATGTATTCCAGGTGGTATAGAAAACGTATCTTCACAGTACGAATACAGAATACGAAAACTGACTGCAAGGGAATGTTGGAGACTGATGGGATTTAGTGACGAAGATTTTGAAAAGGCAGAAAAAGTAAATTACAATACGCAGCTCTATAAACAAGCCGGAAATAGTATTGTTGTGTCGTGCCTTATGGCTATATTTTCACAGTTGAACATCAAAGGAGTAAAGGCGTGGAACGATATGACAGATGATGAACGGTATCA